GCAGTAGAATCCACTGCTTACCAGTACTCTTTGCTTTACTGGTTTAACTTTATTTGCACCCAATACCAGATAGAAGGTTTCCACTTTGTTGAGATTTACCGTACTGGAATGAGTAAGAACAGTTCTATCAACTCCATGTTTAAGCAGCTGGTAGCACAACCACAGCCAGAGCTGTACCTGCACTCTAAAGTTCGCAACCGAGTGATAGTACAAGCGATTCAATTTAAGCCTTTAAAGACTGATAATGTGGACGGTATTTTAGACGTGCTTGCTTTTGCTACAAAGGCTTTTGAAACTTACGCTCCTCTTATGCCGATAGATGGAGTTTACTACGGGCATGATGCAGCTTTGCCAGTTGGCGTAATTGAACATAATTCACTCTTTTAAAAAAGGATTACTCATGGCTGGTTCTACACCTCTGGTACTTTCTGCTTCTTCTCAGCAAGGTATCATAAAATTCTTTACTTCCTGCGCTGCAATGATGACACAAACTTGGGATATGCGTTCTGCTTTTCAAGCAATAGATACTGAGTATATGCGAGAAGGGAACAGAACAGAGGCGCATATTCGTGCTGTGCTATCAAATGCTATAGGAGATAAGACCCGCTTGCAGGATTTAACTGTACCAGTAGTTATGCCTCAGGTAGAGACAGCTCTTTCTTATCTTGCTGGTGTATTCCTTTCAGGTCATCCTATCTTTGGCATGGTAGCAAATGCTGAAAACATGGATGCAGCAATTCAGATGGAAACTATCATAGAAGAAAACGCTCGTCGCAATGCTTGGATTCGCGAGTTTATTCTATGGTTGCGTGATGGATTGAAGTACAATCTTCATTGTTTGGAAGTAAGCTGGCAGCGGAAAACCATTTATCAGCCTATCACTGCTATCGGTAAGGTTGGGGCTACTAAAGAAACTTTGTGGCAAGGTAATACAATTAAGCGGATAGATATGTACAACGCTTTCTTTGACACTCGTGTAGCACCTGCGGAGATTCACAGTGAGGGAGAGTTTGCTGGATACTCAGAACTTTACTCTCGTATGAGATTGAAGCGCTTCTTCCAAGATTTGCCAGATAACTCTGGTATGAATGCTACTTCTGCATTCGAGTCTATGTACAATGATAATCCAGCTTGGCCATTCTTCTTTACTCCGCTTATCAATCCTAATGCTTTGCTGCGTTTTGATCCGCGTGCTAGCACTGACTGGCTTGCTTGGGCTAGTGCGGAAGCTTCAACAGGTAAGATTCGCTACAACAATCTTTATATCAAAACTACTCTGTACGCGCGAATCATTCCTAGCGATTACAACATGAAAGTGCCTGCGCAGAACACACCTCAGATTTGGAAGTTTATTATCATCAACGGTAATGTGCTTGCTTACGCGGAGCGTCAAACAGATGCACATAACAACTTGCCAATGGTATTTGGGCAGCCGCTGGAAGATGGCTTAAACTACCAAACTAAGTCTTTCGCTTCCAATGGAATTGCTTTCCAAGATATGGCTTCTGCTCTCTGGGCTAGTAAGCTGGCTTCTGAACGTCGCAGTGTTGGTGATAGGGTACTGTACAATCCATTGCTTATAAATGAGAAAGATATTAACAGTGCTAACCCTAGTGCCAAGATTCCTGTGCGCCCTGCGGCTTATGGTAGAAACTTGCAGGAATCTGTGTACGCTTTCCCGTTTAATAACCAGAATCAAAGTATGCTGCTGTCAGAGGCGCAGCAGATTGTACAGATGGCAAACAATGTAGCTGGGCAGAACTTGCCAAGCCAAGGCCAGTTTCAAAAAGGTAACAAGACTCTGCATGAGTTTCAAACTACTATGCAAAATGGTAACAATAGGGAGCAGATGATGGCACTCTTTATTGAAGCTCAATCCATGACTCCTATTAAAGAGATGCTTAAACTTAATATTCTGCAATATCAACCTCCGGGCACAGTGTATTCTGCAGCTTACAAAAGACCTGTGCAAGTAATCCCAGAGGATTTGCGTAAGCAGGAATTGCTGTTTAAGGTAACTGATGGAATGCTCCCACTAGACCGCCTAATTGAAACTGATTTTATGGGTACTTTCATGCAAGTAATTGCCGCAGACCCTCAGCTTAACTTTGAATTTGATAAGGTGAAGCTTTTCACTTACTTTGCTAAACTGCGTGGAATGCATGAAGTAGCAGACTTTGCTCGCACTCCAGAAGAAAAGCAGCAGATGATGAAGCAGCAAGAAGAAGCTCTGAAACTAGAGCAAGCTAAAACTCAAAACCGGAATCAGGAGACTGCCAGTGGCACAGCTTAAAAATAACAGCTTCACAGGATACTCCCTGACTGAGCAAGAACTCGGCGCAGCTGTGCAGCTTTCACCACTTCAGGTGATGTACTTTCAAACCTTGCAATCAGATACAGCAGAAATGCTACTGGGTTTGCGATTCACACCTAACGATGTTTTCAAGTATGCTCAAGAAGAAGCTTACCTGAGAGCGCAGCTGGAACTTTTAAACTACCTTTTAGCCCAAGACAGCTCTGCCAAATTAGCAGTTAGCCAAGAGGAAGTGCTGTCAAGAGCTAATTCAAACAACGTAGCACAAACTGAAAAAGGAATACAGCATGAGCAAACTTAGCGAACTCGGGCAGTCTGTGATGGGACTCTTTTCTCCAGCAGGTGGCGCAATTATGACTCCAGCAACACCGGTAGGCCAACCTCCAAGCAGCACTTCTGGCATTGTACCTACTGGCCAAGATACTCCTCCTCCACTGCCTACTGACCCTCAACAGCTTCAGCAGGCTGGCAAAGGTGACCAATCCCCTATGGCTGAGTTTGCTAAACTTTGGGATACTCCAGTTGTAGACCCGAAAGCACCTCCAATTGTAACTGCCAGCGACTTAGTTCGTGTAGACCCTGCAAAGCTTGCAGCAATAGCGAAGCAGCTGGACTTTACAAAAGGGCTAGACCCAGCACTGCTGGCAAAGGCTCAAGAAGGAGATGCAGCTGCGTTTATGGCAGTGATGAACCACACAACGCAAGCAAGCTTCATGCAAGCGGTTCATGCAATGGGTACTGTTGCTAGTAACGCACTTACTAAGCAACGAGAAGAATTACTGGCAGATATGCCATCGCAAATCCGGGCCGCAACCCTCAGTAATAGTCTTGCCGCAGAAAGCCCGCTGTTCACAAACCCCGCAGCAAAGCCTGTAGTAGAATCGATTCAAGCAGCTATCTTAGCCAAGTTTCCTGAGGCGAGTGCGCAAGAGCTTCAACAGCACACTCTGAAGTACTTCCAAGAAATGGCCAAGCTAGTACAACCTAAGCCTGTAGCTACTAAATCCAGCGCTGCTGGAAAAGAGTTGCAAGATTGGGGTGGCTTCTTCGATCAAAACTAACCTTTATTTTTATTAACCCTTTTAAGGAGATTCACATGCTTGTCGCACTTGGTCGTAGCGATGGCGGTCTTACTCGTGAACTTGCCCAAGGTGATGTTGCAGCCGTTGGAGATTTCTCCACCGGTATCAGCACAGCTGGTGCAGGTACTCTCATTGCTGCTGCCATTGCTGGCGGCATCATTGCACGAACTGGCCCCGGTGCTGGTTTCATTGATACTTTCGATTCTGCTGATAACATCCTCAAAGCACTTGGAGGTAACTATCAGACTCCTACAATTGCAGGTCTGCAACCTTCTTACGGTGGCGGTGTAAAACCCGGAATTGCTTTCCGGTTTATTTACCAAAACCAAGTTGCTTATGCAATGACAGCTGCCTCTGCTGCAAGTAGCGGTGTGATACTTGGAACTAACGTCAACGTAGCAGCTTCGTTGGTTCGCGTGTATCAGTGCACAGTGAACAATGCCACGCCTGCGCAAGTTATTAGCGGAACTACGGTCAACAGCAGCGCAGTTATTACTGGTATGACTGCTGCTCAGACTGCAGTGCTTTCTCCGGGGATGAGTGCTTATGGAAGCGGAGTTGCAGCTTCTGCGCTGATTCTGTCTGTTCAATCAGGTGTTGGTATCACGCTCACTAGCAATGCAACTGCCAGTGCTACCGTGTCACTTACCTTTACTCCGACCATTACCATAGTCGGTCTCTTTTCTACCACTGCTTAAAAGGAGCTAAATCATGTCAATCGGTATCTTTAATAGCTCTGCCTTTACGCAGGACTTGGCAAAGAAGAGCTTTGCGGGAATGATTACCCGCTACATGCCAAACGGTCAAGCACCGTTGTTTGGCATGACTTCCATGCTTAAGAGTGAAACTGCTCTGCAATACGAGCATGGATTCTTCACCAAAACTATGCTGTTTCCCCAGCTGCAATTTTCATCTGCTGGTCAAACTAGCACTGATACGGTGTTTACTGTACTTTCCACTGCAAACCTGCTGCCGGGGATGATTCTTTCTGTGTTCACCACACTGGAAAACATCATCATCAATGCAGTCCTTTCGCCGACACAGGTTTCTGTGACTCGCGGAGTTGGCACAGTTGCTCCTACGGTTATTGCTGCCAGTGTGTTTGCTTACCAAGTTGGTAATGCGTTCGAGGAATCTAGTCTGCGCCCCAATGCGCTTTCTATTAATCCTATGCGCATCACTAACCTGACGCAGATTTTCCGCAATACTTGGGCTGTCAGCGGTTCTGTCGCTGCTACTCAGATGATTGCTGGTGAATCTAACGTGGCAGAGAATCGTCTCGACTGCGCTGGTTTCCACAGTGCTGACATTGAGAAGGCTATCTTCTTCGGTCAGAAGTCACAGAGTACTCGTAACGGGCAGCCCTTCCGCACGCTGGATGGTATTATCAACATTGTTAGCAATCTGGCTAACTATCCTAGCAGCTATTCTGCGACCAACGTAACTACTGCGGGTGCAACTACTTCTTTCACGCAGCTGGAAACGATGCTTGACCCAGTGTTCAACCAGACTACTGACCCTAAAGTAGCAAATGAGCGCGTACTGTTTGTTGGCGGCACTGCTCGTAAAGTGCTTAACAACATCGGTCGTTTGAATGGTACTTACTTCATTGCTGATGGGCAAACTTCTTGGGGCCTCCAGTTTGGAACCTTTAAGATTGCTCGTGGTGGTTTCCGTGTTATCGAGCACCCGCTCCTTAATACTAACCCTAGCTGGAGTAAGATGGCTGTAGCGGTAGATTTGAGCTCTTTCAGCTTAGCTTATCTTGGTAATCGCAAAACGATGAACAAGGAGTTTGGCCTCGATGGAGCTACTGTTGATAACGGCATTGACGCAACAGGTGGAACTCTCACAACTGAGCTTACCTGCGAAGTCAAGAATCCTCCTGCAAACGCAATCATTTATAACCTGACGGCGGCAGCTGCTGGCTAACCTCCTAGGCCAGCAGTCTTTTATCCCACTGGTGAGCTAACCCTCACTAGTGGGTTTTTTGCTGCCACAGCATACAACCAAATAGGAATTAAATCATGAGTTCAAAAACTTTTTACAGTAGCATTATAAACTCCAAATTTGTTTTCTCTAGTGGTAAAGAGGCTCAGTTTGGTCATGAAGGTTTTACTACCGCAAATGTCAAAGAGCAAGAAGAACTGGATGCAATGGTAGCTATGCACGATACGAGCATTTCCAGTACTCCTAGGGAAGTAATTGTAGTAGTTACTCCGCAGAAACTGGCTGAAGCTAAAGCTGCAATTGCAGCCGCAGCAAAGGCTGCGCTGGTAATTGAGGAGCAGGTTAAGCAGGATGAGCTAGAAGCTTCTAAAACTCCTGCTCAACTGGCTTCGGATGCGCGAATGCAAGACCTGCTGGAGAAAGCGAAGATGCAAGCCACGCAGCTTAAGCCGGTCAGCACCGCTGATATTAGCGGAGCAGCTGCAGGTTAGTAGTTTCTGGGAAGGTTAAGAGCCTTCCTAGAACCCACTGAGGAATTAAATCAAATGGATTTTCCTGCTATTTACGACTCTGTTGTAGTGCTCACAGCTAGGCCAGACCTAGTTAAGGAAACTATTCTAGCTGTCCAGAAAGCTACGCAACACTTGCATAATCTGGACTTCTGGCACAAAGATTTAAATCAGCGAGTCATTGCAATCCCAGCGAATGATAACCTTGCTGGAGTATATACATATCAAATAAATCGCACAGCTAGTTTGCCTAGATATCGCAAGCTTGCTTATGCGCGTAAGTTTGATTTGCAATCAAGTACATCTACTAATAAAGCCGGAGAGTTCTTCGTACCGGTGCAGCCAGAAGCTATCTTAGATTCTTACCACATAAACAAGCCTAATCGCTTTTTTATTGGTGGAGATTCCATCAACTTCATTTCCAATACTATTGATAATGCTTTGCTAATTGGTTATTACCAGCATCCTGCAATCAATCCAATTACCAATTACACTAGTTGGATTGCAGATGAGTATCCTATGGCAATAATAACTGAGGCCGCTTCCAGAGTTAATACCATGATTGGTAAGCTGGATGAAGCTCAGATACAGCAGAAAGAGATGAATTCGCCAGACCCCTTCAATCCCGGCTGGATTCAAAAAATATTCGCTGGTAATCTTGAGGATGAAGCAAGATGATTATACCAGCTTTTAGCAACGGCTCTGAGATTCTTGCTAGTTGCTTAGTAACGGCGACTGGAGGCACTTTCAATAGTTCCGATGGCTACATCTACGCAAGTGCTGCTGCCACTCCTGTGGTATTGCAGCTTTCTCAGTTTCCGTTTAACTACCAGTACTTAGATATGGTGCTGGAAAGTGCTTACACTGCTGCTACCCCAATCAGTGTAACTATGACTGACAACTTGGGCGGCCAAGCAAGTGCTAATACATTCAGCTGGGTTGGTACGCTGCAAGCTCCCGGAACTAAGACATTAATTAGACTCCCTTATGTAAGCAATTTTAAGCTACTCACTATTGTCTGCACGCTCGGAACTTACAGAATTTCCAGTCTTAAAGTAGTAAGTGCTCCACTTGCTTGGGAGTTTGCGCAGGTAGCTTTCGGAGGTACCGGACAAATAAGCGGAGCAATTACTGGCACTGGAGTTACTGATAACGGCTTTAATACGGTGAAGCAAGGAAGCTTTGCAGTACTTACTGCTAATACTGGCGGAGTTAATTACACTTTCGCTACTGCCCTCGTTGCAAAGGATACTGTACCTCCTCAGCTATCTCCGGGTCTAGCAGGACAATACCAAGCCTATGCTACGGCTCCAGCAGTAACTCCTACGCGACCCAGTTATTACACTGTGCTGCTTTTTTCTCCAGTTACTTGCTCTGTTACCTTTGGTTCTCTCAC